TACCGTTTAATAGCGATAATATCGCGGCCCTGCCTTATGGCGATGACGGTGGCGTCGGCACCAAAGCGTGCCGGATCCACTCCGACCACGATGGGGGCGGACTGGTCAGCGATAAGGGGCCGCTCCATTGCCTCGTCAACCAGCGCGTTTCCGATGAACTGGTCGTCGCTTGCGTTCGGAAACTGACCGTAGACTTCGACGTGCGCGGCGCTGGAGTCGGGGCCATACTCGTCAATGATCTGTTGGTAGACGGCTTTATCCGTCCCTTCGACAGATCTGGCATCGACAATCTTATTTCGCCAGAAGTCGCGCTTGGAGTTAAAACACTCATAAAAGTAACCAGAGTTACGACGGGGGTTGCTGAAGCACAACCAAAAGCGATTAGGGGTATTTTCCGTAAAAAAGCCCGCTGCAACTGACCAGATACTATCATCAATTCCGCTTGCCTCATCGAATACCAGCATGACACCCGCGAAGTTATGCACGCCAGCATATGCGTCAGGATTCTCCGCACTCCACAACCGCCCTTCTACGCCCCAATAGCGCGTTCCCATCTTCAGATCACGTTCGACCAGTTCAGCAATCCACTTGGCCGGTAGCACCCGCGTCGCGGACACCTCGAACCAGTGCGTGTGGATCGCCATGCTCAACCACTTCGTTATCTCAGCCCAGGTGACTGAGCGGAGCTGCGCTTCCGAGTTCGCACTTACTATAGTGGTAGAGCCTATGCGTGTGGTCAGCATCCAGATTGTGAGCCAACTGACTAGCGCGGACTTACCGATACCGCGCCCAGATGACACGGCCAGTCTTAGCGTCTCAAAGTCTATGCGTCCGTTGTTGGCGTGGATGTGATCGCGCAGTTCGACGAGGACTTCCCTTTGCCAGCGTCGGGGGCCTTCAAAATGTTCAAGTGGCGTATTCGGCTTCCCCCACGGAAAGGCTAGTCTCACGAAGGCCAGCGGGTCGTTCTTCAGCGCGGGGTTCCACAGCGTCGCCATTAAGCGCTGTTCTTCCTCCGGCGAATATACCGTCGTTTGCATCTATGATCTGCCCTTCGATGACTCGTTGCTGCGCCTCCTGAAGCGCCGCCGTAATAGATATGGTCTGGTTGACTTCGACGCTGACAGCCTGCTTGGCTACCCAGCCATGCGCGTGCTTCAGCATCTCAAGCGCGGCTTTAGTGTCGCCGTTCAACGCCGCCGTGCGGAGCACGTTCGCCATCTCAGCCTCACCGTCTGCGCGGCCTTTGGTTTCCGCATACTCAGCGATGGGATCGAACTGCACAAGCCGGCGATACTCTACAGGCATCATGCCGGCAGCTAACGCCAGCGCGTCACCTTTGAGTCCTTTGCGCGCGGCGTCGTAAATAAGCTCTAGGTTCTTTTCTGTGGCCTCTATTTTTCGAGGCTCATATGGCAAGCTTTCAAACATAGAATCTTTATTACCATAATTTAAAAATAAAAAAAAGTTTGTGTAATCCCTGCCCACGATTTCCCGCCTTCCCCAAGGCCCAGCCCCCCTCCCGAATGTCAACCAATGTATACAAATGTAAACTGAATTGAATGTCAACCAATGTCAACATGTTTACATAAACTTAAGTTGTCATTCAATTGTCGACATGGTCATTTTGGTCACACTTTTCCAGGTCGCATCGTGCTCGCCTGGAGATTGTCAACACGTCTACCAGGGAGAATGTAGACATGGTCATGGCTTGGTCAAATGTTGGTCATGCACATGACCAATGTAACGTGTTGAGAAGAGAGGGCTTTCCTGGCTTTGGTCATTTTGGTCACATTTTTACGCGCAACTCTTGCTCTAATAGGAGCTATATATACTTGTATACATACATATATATTTTTTAAATAAGTAAATATAAAATGACCAAAATGACCATAACGCCACATTAGCCCGCAAAATCATCATGTTATTCATGGTCATTTATCCACAGAATAATGACCATTCTTTACCCAAACAAGACCAACTTACAAAATTATTTTTGTCAAAAGCAAAAATAGTTATTGACTAACAAACAAATTGTGTTAAAGTCTAATCATCGAATCAAGGAGACACAACTATGAATAACCGCCACGTCGAAGCTTTCCGCATCGTCAACTATGTTTTCGATTTGATGAAGAATAATGAAGCAGCGCTAATGAATGTTAGCGCAATGTGGGCCTGGGGTGTTGAGCCAGTATTTTCGGAGGGCTGATCGATGTTTCAATTAGGCAATCTTACTGATGATGTTGACGTTCCAATGTACTCATTTGAGCGTCCGGCTCATATTGTCTGGGATACCATGACGCGCGCCTTAATGGCGCGCGGGTGGACTGATGATGAGATTAAGACTTGGTTGCAATCTAAAGACGCGCGCCATGCGCTCGACGGTTCGCTAGGTGACGCGATAACGCGCGCCGCTAAAAAATATGCCAAAACGGCAGAAAAAATTTAGGATTACAAGTCATGTATACATTCCAAGTATTAAATAAATATCACGCGCTAGTCGAGAGCGGCATATGCGCGACGCGAGAAGAGGCCATCGAGATAGGCTTGCGCTATGTGAACCTGCATCGCGGTAGCATGCTAGTGGTTGAGCCTATCGGCTAAAAAAAAGTTATCCACTAGCAAAAAAAGTTATTGACTAACAAAAAAACTGTGTTAGTATGATCATATTGAAAGGAAGCACTTCACATGACCTACACTGACTTGATCATACTTATCGCTCTTACGACCTGGCCATTTATCTGGCTATTGTGGGAAGAACGGGAGCGGTAACGCTCCCCCTTCCGTCTTGTCTATTTGTCCTTATGAAGGGTTAGTCTGATGATACAAGAATTAAACGCCTTGCGTCTTGCGTTAAAGCGCAATCAATTCACTGGCATAATATTATATGAAGGCCCAAGCGCTATAGATGGCGCGCCTATTGTCGCCATTGCAAACAGGATAGCAGCAACAAGCGCCAATGCTAAGACCGGCGCAATGGTTCAGACTTTTATTATTCGCGCCGATGTCAATCCGATAGCTGCATTAAAAGACGGTCGCGACGCTAGCATATGCGGCGATTGTCCCCAGCGACCATTCAAGGGCGGTAAATGCTACGTTGACGTGGCTAAATCAGTCTATAGCGTTTACGGCGCATATGAGCGCAAGCGCTATGCGCGCCCTGGGGTAGACTATGATCCCGCGCTATTGCCCGCGCTATTCGAGGGGAGCGCTTTTAGGCTTGGCACGTATGGTGACCCTGCGGCTGTCCCGTTCCAGATATGGCGCGCCGCGACGTTAAAAGCTAAAAAAATCACAGGCTATAGCCACCAATGGCGCGATCCTAGGTTCCAGGCTTTCGCGCTCTTATGCATGGCCTCATGTGAGACTGAATCGGATCAGCTCTTAGCAAGCGCTTGCGGATGGCGCACATTTAGAGCCAAAAAATCTAAAGACGTTAAAGCTTCAAATGAAATTGGTTGCCCTGCAGCTAAAGAAAACGGCGCGCGTACTAGCTGCGACAAGTGCGGCCTATGCGCCGGCAATAGCAGCAATAGCAAAAAAGATATCGTGATTAATCTCCATGGCTTTCGAGTAGGGAGGGTTGCAGCATGATACAGCAAGTCAAAACGTCAACGGTCTCTTTTAAATCGGTTATGAAGACCGCGCTATTCAATCGCGGCGTTAAAGAGGCGCGCGAAGGTAAACCATTCAATTATGACGCGGGAACAACCCTTAATGAACAATGGGCATATGAGCGCGGGCGCTTGTTCGGCATGCGGTTTAAGCAAGGTTCAGTAAAGCATGGCGGCGCGGTAACTAACGAAGCAATGCGCGCAATGCGCGTCGCAATACAAGAGGGGGTTATATTATGAGAACACTATCAACAATAGCGCGCGAGATAGCGCAAGATTGGCGTAAACCATATTTTGGCGCGGTTCCCTACCTGCAAGCCATGTCTACACTAGACGATATCAAACAACCATACGGTTATGACAGCGGCGAAAGTGTAGTGAGATATTTTTTATCCAACGCCACGTCCTGGCGCGGCGATACCGCGCGCCGCATTAAAGCAGAACTGAAGGGAATGTTGAGATGATCGAGCTATCATTAAACCATGAAGCGATAGAGGCGCTTATAAAGATATTAAACAATCAACCCGCGCCTTTGCCGTGGCATCTAATCGACGCCTTACACACTATGCAAGAAGAGTACGATAACGAAGCAGAGCGCCAACATAGCGCGCGTTATG